CAAGCCCATGCGCCGATCAGGTCGTCAGGCTTCATTCCCGTTCCGCAAATTCCAGCCATCCGGTAATGTGCCAGAACTGTAGTTTCAGGGTTGCCATTGCATACGCCGTAAATACGTACCTGGCATTCTCTGCCGCGTGCTTCTTTGCGTAGGTTAGCCATTATGGTTCACTCCAGTAATTCTCAATTGCAGCAGCCATTCTCTGCATCCACTCAGCCAGCTTTAACGCGGCTTCTCTTTCAGAACCACATTTAGGGAAATCCTTCATTTCCATGCTGGCCTTATATGTTCTGAATGCCAGGTCTCCGGTAATAACCAACTCCTGATCAAGCACAGAGCGTTTATTCCGGTGTTGAACGTAATAGACAGATTCAGTCCGCATTTCTTCTCTGTCTTTTTTGAAGGAAATAAGCTCAGAGAAATCACTCATCGTCTTCTTCCTCGTACATTGAGCTATTCGGATCGCTCATCAGTTCTGCGCAACAGTGCTCACACACGTGAACTTCCAGTACATGCAGCTTCTGACCGCAGTTAGCACACGTTAAAGCTCGCTCGACGCTTTCTTTCTGGTATTGAAGGGATTGGGATGGGCTAAGCATTATTGGCGTCCTGCATCATGAGAAATACGATCATGGCTGCGCGGAGAGGCGATTCACCGCAGAAGCAGTAGTCAGGAACCCAACAACCTTCCTCTAAATCACCTCCTGACCATGCGCACCATTCTTTTTCCGCTGTCATCCACATGGTGCTAATTTTGTTTTCAGTGATGATCGGATATGCGTCAGCGGCCATATTACATGGGTCGAAATATCCGCAAGGCAAAAACTCACCACCATCAATTCCAGCCAAGTAAACTTCTTTCTTTTCTGGATCCCAGTCGTAATTGTTTTTTCCTAGCACGATATGCGCGACTTTTAAGTTAATTTCAAAATCACTTAACTGTGAATAATCCATTGTCATTTCCTCGCACGTTCTCTTAGCCACCGGATATCCCACAGGTGAGCCGTGTAATTGAAGGTTTTTACGTCAGATTCTTTTGGGATTGGCTTGCGTTTATTTCTGGAGCGTTTCGTTGGAAGGTATTTGCAGTTTTCGCAGATTATGTCGGTGATACTTCGTCGCTGTCTCGCCACACGTCCTCCTTTTCCTGCGGTAGTGGTAACACCCCTGTTGGTGTTCTTTCACACCGGAGACACCATCGATTCCAGTAAGGTTGATTTGGTCGGAAGCGGTTATCTTCTTTGCATTCACCGCACCGATAACATCGCATCATGCAGCTTCCCTCCCGAAGTCGAAATCAAGCTGCCCTCCAAATATTTCGCATGACTCAGAACAAGAGCCGGTATCGAATCTTTTAGCTCGTACCATGTCCTGATACAGGGCTTGATAATCATTTTCTGAATACATTTTCGCGATACCGTCCAGCGACATTCTTCCTCGGTACATAATCTCCTTTGGCGTTTCCCGATGTCCGTCACGCACATGGGATCCCGTGATGACCTCATTAAAAACACGCTGCAATCCCTCCTCATCTTTGCAGGCAAGTCCGATTTTTTGCGTTGATTTTTTAATGCAGAATATGCAGTTACCGAGATGTTCCGGTATTTGCAAATCGAATGGTTGTTGCTTCCACCATGCGAGGATATCTTCCTTCTCAAAGTCTGACAGTTCAGCAAGATATCTGATTCCAGGCTTTGGCTTTAGCCGCTTCGGTTCATCAGCTCTGATGCCAATCCACGTGGTGTAATTCCCTCGCCCGAAATGGTCATCACAGTATTTGGTGAAGGGAACGAGTTTTAATCTGTCAGTGCAGAACGCGCCGCCGACGTATGGAGTGCCATATTTCTTTACCATATCGATAAATGGCTTCAGAACAGGCATTCGCGTCTGAATATCCTTTGGTTCCCATACCGTATAACCATTTGGCTGTCCAAGCTCCGGGTTGATATCAACCTGCAATACGGTGAGCGGTATATCCCAGAACTTCACAACTTCCCTGACAAACCGATATGTCATTGGATGTTCACAACCTGTATCCATGAAAACGTAATGCACGTCTTTACCTGCCCGTCGCTTTTGCTCCATTAGCCAGAGCAAATATGCTGACGTCCTGCCACCGGAGAAACTAACGACATTTATCATGCAGCCCTGTCTCCCCATCTCGCTTTCCACTCCAGAGTCAGTCTCGCTTCGTCTGACCACTTAACGCCACGCTCTGTACCGAATGCCTGTATAAGCTCTAATAGCTCCGCAAATTCGCCTACACGCATCCTGCTGGTTGACTGGCCTATTACCACAAAGCCATTCCCGGCAAGGTTAGGAACAACATCCTGCTGCTTTAATGCTGCGGTAAACACACACTTCCAGCTTTCTGCATCCAGCCAGCGACCATGCCATTCAACCTGACGAGAGACGTCACCTAAGCAGGCCCATAGCTTCCTGTTTTGGTCTAAGCTGCGGTTGCGTTCCTGAATGGTTACTACGATTGGTTTGGTTGGGTCTGGAAGGATTTGCTGTACTGCGTGAATAGCGTTTTGCTGATGTGCTGGAGATCGAATTTCAAAGGTTAGTTTTTTCATGACTTCCCTCTCCCCCAAATAAAAAGGCCTGCGATTACCAGCAGGCCTGTTATTAGCTCAGTGATGTAGATGGTCATTTAATACTCCGTCACGTTTTCCTGTCGCCACGCCTCGTCATATTCCGATTTCGGCATATTGGCGATGTAGCTATATGGCGATCCTGATTCAAGTTGCAGGAACTGGTGCGATTGCTCGTCAAGGAACAACGGGACACCACCCTCCCAACCTTCGCCGTTACGTTGTTTTTCAAGCATCAAAACAGATGCCGGAGATGCCAGTAGCTGTTCGTCCTTCTCTGACATCTTTTCACCACTCTGAACTCTCTGTAACGCTCTCTCGCGAGCCTTGTTACGCCAGATGATGAAAAGGTTGTCTGTCAGGTCTGTTATCGCTCCAGAGCCTTTTACGTCCATTTTCCCGGTTGGTTTTTCTTCGCTGTCTCCTTTTCGCGAGTGAGTAACGAGAATGACGTGGGAGTTTGTTTTGTTTTTGAAGTCGCAAATCGAGTCAACAAACGCCTTCTGCCCGTTATAGTCATCGTCGCCTATGCCACATTTCATCAGGCTGTCGATGATGAATAACTGGATCCCGTATCGGCGGCGAGCGTAGTCGAATATTTCGATCAGCCTGTCGGCTTTCGCCGTTCCGGTCAGGCCAAACACCCAAAGTCTTTCGTCATAAAATTTAAATGCAGAGTCAATTTCCAGCACTGGCGGCATCTTGCAGCACGTCGCCTGACGGGTAAGGCGCTTAAGGAGAATACCAGGCTTCAGCTCAAGTGACGCGATGCACGTCTTCACACCCTGACGCATTGCCTCAAGTGCCATATGCCCGACAACCTCCGTTTTTCCGTGACCGTTCACACCATTGACCAGCGTCAACTCGGCCTCACGGAACTGGAATTTATCTGCCAGAGATTCCCACGGTGGATTAAACAGATACTGCTGCTTGCCGTAGAAAGCGTTGATAGTGTCCTGGTAAAACTCTCGCGCGCTGTAGAGTTCTTCAGGGTCGAAGTAGGATGCCGTGCCGATGTACTGCCAGATTTCATCCTCGGTAACACCGTTCATCAGGCATTCGTTGATGTCTTTGTACGGCAGAGTAACAAGACGGCAACGATGTTCACCGAGTCGGCTTGCGATTTCCCTTGCGGCCTCACGACCAACATCATCAACGTCCATCGAGATGAATATTTCCTCAAACCTGTCGAGGTTGTGATACTCAAACTCAATCCACTGTTGCTTAGCGCCTTTCCCGCCACCAAACGGCACGGATAACGCCGAGATGCCGTATTGCGCATAGCTCATACAATCAATTTCGCCTTCGCAAAGTACAACCGCCCTCACGCCAGCGTCCAGAGCCTGCCATCCGAACAGACAAGGTTCGCAATCACCTTCTGCCATAATGACTTTCTTCCCGTCCGGGCGCTCAGTGCTGATTCGCTTGACCTGCAACAACTCACCATCGCGCTTGTACGGAAGCACCAGTGCATCAAGTTCTCGTTCTCCATTCCACACCTTGCCGCTGACAACCTCGTAGCGCTTTACGACTTCTGGCGATATGCCACGCGATTGCAGGTACTCAAGATGGGATTCTGTTCTGGTAACGTAGCGGGCGATTTTCTTGCGGTCAGGTCTGGAGAATTTCTTCTCACGTTTGGCATCGAAATGGTGATCGTCATCCTTGATTCCGAGAAAGGCTTTCGCTTCCTGCATAGCCTGATGCAGGTTAATTCCACGACATGCCATCCACAAATCAAGCATGTCACCGCCGTCTCCCTCAGCGAAATCAGCCCATTTTTTCTTGCCGCTAAGGTTGACCTTAAGGCTGTTTCCCTTGTCACCGTTGACGTTACCGGCAACCCACTCATGCCCCTCTTTCTTGCCGTTTGGCAACAGGTGCGGAGCCACCCTGTCAACCTGCGCCCAAAGCAGGTCACTGAGTTCACTTGGCGTCATGATTCCCTCAGATTGAGATTTTTAAACCAGAAATCGACAAACGAAATACTTAACCAGCCGTGGTTATAACCAGCGACCAGTAGCGATTTGATTTTTGATTTCATGGTTCACCTGTCGAAAAACACGTAGCCAGTTTTCGATACGGTGATTGCGGATGATGGTTTGGATTGTGGTTGAATAGTTTCTGGCTTCTCGTCGTTCCAGCGCTGACCGTTCAGGTAGCTCGATGGTAACAACCTGTCGAATCCGAACTGCTTACCATTCCTGCATGCGATGTCTTCTGCCAGCATCGTGGCAAACTCGCTTGCCGTACCCTTGGTAGTTTTACGCCATTCCCTGAACTGTGTTCTGAATGCCGTAGCTGCGTTTTTCTTCCCGGCTTTCCGCATGCCTGCACACCAGAATATTTCCTCGAATGCCTTGTCGGTTTCTTCGTGACGGTCAGGTGATTTTTCACACTCCGTCCGAACACTTTCGGACATAGTGTTTTTATTATTTCTTTTTTCTTTTGTAATAGTTTCTTTTGTGTGTCCCTGTTTTGGTGACAGCGCTGTCACCGTTTTGGTGACACTTTTTGTCACCAATGCAGTGACATTATCACCAGTGTAGTGACATCCTTCGATTTGCCATTCCTCGATGTTCTTGTTAGGCCCGATTTGCTGGCCTTCGCGAAGGATAACCTTCATCGCGATAAGCTCATTCTTGGCCTTGTTTACCTTCTGTCTTGGCAGCCTGGTAATTTGAGCTAACTGACTATCAGAGATGCGATCCATCTTTTTACCGTAGCCGTATGTTTTACGGCATATGGCGTGGGCAACCTTGCTCTGATTTTTCGTTAAATCAGCGCCGATAAGCTCTTCATACAGGGCATTTGCAAGACGGGTATAACCATCTTCAACTTCTGCCACACGACGCTCCACAGGCCGTTGTGAAGGCCTTAAATGTGTTACGGTTGCAAGATTACTCATGACCTTTCTCCTTCTGCATCAGCTTCACTTTTTCCAACTCAGCCCGGAATCGACCAGGCTGCTTGAAGCTGGACAGGAAGCGATCACGTAGTATGTGTTTGTGAATTTT